TTCTTCATACCTATGGACACTATCAAATAAAGTAAATGGTTCAGAAATTCTTAATCGTCCAAAGGCATCCGTTAAAGTACCAGAAGGAGTAAGTCTTTCTCCCAACATTTGGACTTCATAATTTGTAACGTCCTGTGGTCTTAATATGTTTCTATCTGTTCTAAATTGTGCCATTATCCTTTAATCCAATTTTTTGCTAAAGTAAAGTTTGCGGTACTAAACTCTAATCTATCTACTAATTTAACTGCGTTGCCCATTCTATCTACAGCAACATAACCTTCTGGATTTGTTACTTCAAATCCATTATCTTTTTGTAAAAAAGTTCCTATTGATTTAATTTGATTCATTTTGTTTACTAAAAAGTTTTTAACTCTTTGTAATGTAACATAACTTGCAATTGCAAAATATATTTCATCTGAATAAGAATCTATAAATCTTAATCCTTCGTTTCTTATTTGTTCGTATTTTCTTTTTGCACTATCAGTTTTTTTACTAGACATTTCATCATCTAAAACTGAAGCATAATACTTTTTAAAATCATTTAATAATTTGTTAACATTAGATATCTCTTGGCCTTTTCTAATATAATCATTAAAGAATATTTTTAATCTTGCACCTACGGATAATAAATTAGTTTGTCTTTGTAGTAAATTTAAAATTCTTTTACCTTTAGATATAGATCCTAATGCCATTCTTAATAATGAATCATATTGGTCACTTTCTGCTGATGAAAACGTTGCTACTCCTGAAGCGTCTTTGTAACTTGCGTCATCAAAAAATACTGATGGCGTCTTTGTAAAACGATTTACATTGACGCCAAAACTTGCTTTAAGATCAGACATTTTTTTACCTGTGTAAGTTGTGTGGAAGATAATGCCTAATTTTGCTCGTTGTATTCTTTTTGCAAGTTCAGTATTTTCTGGGACTGCGTAAGTTATTGTATTAGGAGTAAATGCAATAGCATTTTCACCTCGTATAGTTACCGACTTAATATCACCTGGAGTAAATAACAAGTCGCCTTGTACAATACCTTGTATATTAAGTTTTGGTAATTCTTTTAGACATACGGATAGTTTATCCGCAAGACCACCATCGTGGTTACGTCTTATATCTGATTGTGTGTAATTGATTTTGGGAGTTACGTTAAATACGGATTTAGAACCAACAAAAAATTTGCCGTTCTCAGGATTAATACCACAGATTACTGCTGGTGCACCATCCCATTTGACAGAAACATTAACTTTAGAACGTGATGAGCCAGACAGCATATTTCTTAATGATTTAAGAAATTCTACTGCGTTTAGGCCACCTTCGTAACCGTTATTAATGATTTCGTCCTCTAAATGTTCTAGGTGTGTATTCCTAGCTTCAATAAAAAACTGTTTAAAACTATACATTTATCTCCCACTATATCCATTATATCATATATCGCACACATTGTCAAGTAAAATCCACTCAAATCCATAAGTAAAATCAACAACTTACGATACTATTTATAATTAATTACCTTTTGCAATAACAAATTTACCTGAAAGTGGGGTACGAGAAGTAACATATTCAAACATAATATGGATAAAATTATTAATTTCTTGTTGACTTTTTTTGTCTTTTCTATCAAACCATTTTTTTAAAATAGGCATTATTCTATTGATAATATTAATAGCACTTACTTCTCCTCTTTTAAAATCAAATAGATTAGGATTTTGTTTATTCATTTTATCTCTTTGTTTAATATAAGGTTCTATTTCTTTAAAGTATTGTTTTTCTCCGTCAATATATTCTTTTAAAACTTTTTGTGCTGTTTGTTTATCTACAAAAGCTAGAAGTTCAGTAAATACTTTCATTGAACCAATAGAACCTCCTCTTGCTTCTGCACCGCCTCCTATAAATTCTGCAACAAATCTTTTAGCACTAGGATCGTGTCTTAACTTTATATCACCTCCAGTGTTTAACATAATTCTCATATCTCTTGTTTCTGTTTTTTTACCAAATGCAACTCTTTTATATGGTTGCCAATCAGTTGTCTTTTTAAAAGAAATCTTTTTTAAATATTCTATTTCTGTTTTTCTATTGAAATTAACTTTTTGAAGTACAGCACTTTTAGTTGTTTTCTTTAAAGATAGAGGTAATAAATCTCCACTATCTATTAAATCACTTGTTACTATGTTTAAATCTGAAAAAGTATATGATTTAGGTTTTGCGTTCTTTAAAGTTGCAGCTAAAACATCTTTTGCCTTTTTACTTGCAAGGTAAATATCTGCAGGATTCCATTTATTAATATTACCAAATGCAGCTTGATTTTTAACTGTAATAGGTGCTTTGTTAGCAATAGTAAACAATTTTTGAATAGTTCCCATTACAGCATTATCACCTCTTAAATAAAATAAATTTTGATAACCTTTACTTTTAATTTTGTAGTCTGGATCTATACTTGTAATTTGTTTAATAAGTTGAACAGCAATTATATTAGATGAAACATACCAATCATTATTAGTATCTAAAAATTTTATTACATCATTTAACGATACACCTGGTGTATCCACTCTAGTATGAGCTTCTTCTATAACTTTTTTATAATCTCTTTTAAAATCTGCAAATGTTGGATATTTTTTTAAATCAAATTTTTTATCAACATCAGCCGCACCTATAAAGTCTGCTATAGATGAAAATAATGCTTGAGATGATTCTTGTAATGCTGTTTTATCTGCCATACATATATTTATGTATGATTATTTTGACTTATTTGCCTGTCTGATTTCTGATTCCGTTCTACAATCAAACCAATTAGGGAAACCAAAGATACCAAATGTCTTATGTTTATTTTGAAACTTAACGACTTTCTTAACATCTTCTTCAAAGAAAGACTCATAAATGACTATACCACTTGGGCGTTCTACTGCTCTCCAAACTAACTGTCCATCATTCATTATCATTTCTGTTTTATAATAAATTTTAGGCATAGTTCTAGGATCAACTTTTTTGTTTGCCATTCGTGCCAGTTTAGATTGACCGTATCGTTTTTCTTTTTTTCTATTCATTATATTTTAAAATCAGAAAATTTGTTATATGCGTCCTCAGGTGCAGGTGCTTGAGGGCCTGACTCTTGTTCTACTAATTCAGGACTTTCTTGGTTACTATCTACAATTTGTTGTGCCGATTGTTCTACATCAAATAATCTCATTTTACTTCTATCTACACCTACGATAAAGGCACGATTAACTGCAGGATCATTATACCTATTTTTTAACTGTTTAATTTTTAATTGACCAAGTTGTTCTAACTCATCATTAGAAATAATGGCAAACATAAAGTCAGCAGTTGCTGGAAGACCAAATGATTCTGAAGTATCTTCTAAACCAATATCACTGGACATAAATCCACTTCTAGTTGTTTGTGTAGCAGATATAATTGGTAAATCATATTGTACTGCAAGACCTCGTAGTTCTTCAGCGATGGCTTTGATATAGAAATAAGATGATATATTGCCACCTTTAAAACGACTACTTGAACAAATATTTAAATAGTCTATAAACATTATATCTGGTTTAAATGATTTCTTTAAAGAAAGTTCATCTAATAAACCTTTAAAGTGTCCTGTGTGAGCAGAAGCAGTAGGATATTCTTTAATAATAAGTTGGCCATTTACTTTACTTTGTAATCGTTTAATTTTATTTTCATAAATATCTTTTGGCATTGTATAGAGTTGATCTATGGTTACATCTAAAAGATTTGCGTCTATACGTTCAGCAATTCGTTCTTCGGCCATTTCTAAAGTGATATACAATACATTCTTACCTTGACTTATCATAGACGCAGCTACGTGGCACATAAACAAAGATTTACCAACACCAGTACCAGCAAGTGCTACATTTAAAGTTTTAGGAGGTAGACCGCCTTTAGTTATACGATTAAAATAAGATAAATCAAACTTTAATCGTTCTTCGGTTCTATGGTAATAATCAAATCGTTCATCGGTTTGATTTAAATAATCGTGTCCGATATTTGTATCAAATGAAACTGCAAGAGCTTCAGATAAAATGCCTGGTATGGCTTCTGCTGTATGTTTCTTATCTTTACCATCTAGGATTTGAATACCAGATAACACAGCATTATGTACTGCACGATCTTTGCAAAATTTTTCAGTTGTATCTAACAACCATTGATACTCAACATCACTTTTGTTTAAATTGTTTAATAATGTTTTAGATATTTTAAATTCATCTTCGGTCAAACCTTTTTTGTTTGACAACTCAATGATAATGGCTTCTTTAGATGGAAGATTATTATATTTAATTACAAAGTCATTTATCACATTAAAGATAATAACTTCTTCTCGTATTTTAAAATATTCTTCTTTTAAAAAAGGTAAGACTTTTCGTGTATAATCTTCATTATGAATAAGATTACTTAATATGGTATTTTCAAATCTGTCGTTGTTCATTGATGTTAAATTTGCCTTGTTCAAGTTGTTTTTCCATTACTTCTATTAAAATATCACCAATCATATTTCTAAACTCAATACTTTCAGTATCTTTATTGTTAGGATTGCGTTGTATGTCATAAGTAAATTTTAATGGTAATCTTCCTTGTTCGTTTTCTTCACTTGCAAATTTAACTTGACCGTAGGTGTAAATAATATCTTTATATTCACCTTCGATAATTTTGATACAGGAAAAATCATCTGTATCTTTTTGGACAAATACATAGTTATTCTTGTCCATAAAGGAATTCTTTTTTGGCAGCTTCGTCAATTTGATTGAGAATATCTTTAGTAAAGAATTTATCAGGTTCAGAATTGATAGTTTTTGCATACTGTTTTGTTCCGTCTGGTAGTTCTATTCTTGTTGAAACATTTTTAAATATATTATGTTTAAGTGCTAAGTCAATTAGACCATAGTATCTGTCTAATCCGTGTTTATAAGTTAGTCGTACATCTATTTGAGCATTTTCTTTAGTCAACCTAGATTTATAGTTTTTACAATGAATAATGTTGCCAATTACTTCCGTACCATCTTTTTCTTTTCTTTTAGATAGATACACGATATTACTTGCGGCATACTTTAAACCAGAACCACCACCCATTTCTTTTTGTGGATACATAGAGCCAATTACGTCATATGTATGATTGGTCATAATCATTGGTATTCCTGCTTTACCTAGTTTCAATGTTAATACTCTAAATGCACCTTTGACAATTTGTGATCTTGTCATATCTCTTGTTTCTTTACCTTCGGCAGTATCTTCCATTTCTTTTGTAGTAGATAACATACCTAAACTGTCTAATACAAACATCAAAGGTTTTCTTTTATCTTCTGGTTGTTCTAAGTATTTGTCAACAACTTTAATAGATTGATGTCTAAATTCTTGTACTGTGGCAACTGGTACTACGACCATTCGTTTAGAATCAATACCACGATTTTCAACTAAATCTTTTGTAATTGCACTTTCTGATTCGAAATAGATTACGCCTGCGTCTTTGTTTTTATCTAAAAAGTATTTTACAATACCTAGAGCAAAGAACGTCTTACCTGTTGCGGCCTCACCTGCGATTGCTGTTATTTTATTTGCTGGTAAACCACCAAAGATAGAACCTGATAGTAAGGCATTTAACGAATATGAACCTGTATCTATAAAACTATCTACATCACCTGTTTCAAGTCCATCACTTACGATACCAGCATATTCATTACCTGTTTCTTTTATTATATCTTTTAAAAAATCACTCATTGTTCACTCCTATTATAGTTTATGCAATAATATTTAATACCTAAATTATAACATATTTTTCTTATTTCGTCAAGCATTGACTCTGGAAAATTATATGTAAAATATTCTTTGCCTTTATGAATTATTATTTGCACTCTTTTTTGCCCTCAAAATCACTGGTCTGCCTTTAGGTTTTGGTAATTGTAATTGTTTTAAAGGATCAGACTCGTTCCATAATCTATATTCTTCATTCTTTGGTGTCCATTCAGTAGGTGGATCTTCATAATCATCTTGGTCTAATCTTGCCCACATAAAATCAAATATTTGATCTTCATTGAAATGACTCATCTCTGGATTTATTTTCATAGGTGAAAATTCTTGTATATTTCTTTTTAATATTTCTCTATTGTACTCCAACTTGCGTTGAAAGTCCCAATACTCTTTTAAATCGTTATATGAATGTTCTGAAATAGCCATTGACATAATTATTTATTTAAATTGGTAGTGTTGCCTTTCTAGCGTGTCTAAAATAATCTAGTCTTTGTGTATTAACTTTTTTACAGAAACACCAAATGTTTTCTATAAAAATACGATTCATAAATTCTTGTTTGGCCTCATCATTCTCAAATAACTTATCAGACTTTGGTCTTTGCATAATTCTCATACCAATCTGTCCTTGAAAATAAGTCTGTAAACTGTCCACTAATTCATCACAACTTTTATATCGTTTACCTTTAACTGTTGGATCCATAATGTTAACAAACAAATGTCCTGTAGGAGATAAACTTTCAAAACTTTTTTGAGATACAGGTAAAAAGAAATTATCTCTCCAACTTTCATATTCATTAAATTTAAACCAAGATTGATCTTCTTCGTGTTCGCCACCTTTGTTATATTCTTCAGTAGAAAAATATGGTGGACTTGTAAATGCACAATCAATGTCTTTTATATCTTCCCAAGGTAAATTTTCTGCACCACATCTGTATATGGTAACTTTTTTATTTGCATTAATTGTAAAATGATCTTGGTCCTCATAGATATGCACATTCTTATTACCTAAAAATGTTTCATACTCATAAACTTGTTTCATATAGTTTGCATACACATTAGGATTAGGATCACAACCAATATATTCTTTTGCATTACTTGTATAGAAACCTGCAAGTCTATCACCCCAACCACAACTTGTATCTAATACTTTATGAGCATTCGTCATATCATAAACGGCTCTTGCAACATTAGGTTTAAATTGGGTTGCAATATAAGTGCCTAATCTAAATGCACTCATATAACTTGCTTCAGTTAATTCACCACCTATTAATTGTTCTTTGCCATCAACAATTACTTTTTTCATATCATTGATACCTCGCCAGATAGGACCTAAACATCTCCATATATCTTTTGCTGTACCATTTTCCCATACGTCTATGGGTGCCTTGAAACTATAACTTGAACAATTTAATCTTAATGCTTGTTGAAAGTAATTTGATATACTATTAAAAGTAGAAGGTGCGTCTATGACACCTAGGCCGTATTCTTTATAATTGTATTTGTAATCATCATATTTCTCCATTACATCTACATCTACTTTAAGATACTTACTTGTATCAAATTTTTTTAATTCAAAAAAACAATCTCTTACTTCATCTAAACTAATTTTCTTTAAAGGAAATACAGGTCGTTCTTTGGCAATATAATCTGCCAAGTCTAATCTAAATTGTTCTTTACCTATTGTATTTGTATAATGCTCAAATACAGTTTGATTCATTATAGGTAATTTATTTGAATTTGCGTATTTGTAAAGATAATCACTCATTGTTCCATTTCACTAACATCCATATAACAAAAATATAGATTATTATAACATATAATATTGATAAAGTCAACTCCATAATTAAAACTTATTTGTTTGATTCCCCCAACTATCCCAACCTTGTCTTTGCGTTCTAGCAAACAATTCTATATATGGGCCTTCTAAAAGACGTTCTATTCTTTCGTACATCTCATCAGGTTTACGACTATGTTCCCTACGAGGTGATACAACCAATTGACTTACATCTTTATTGATTCGTTTAGGTTTACCTTTTGTTGCAAGTAAAGCCATCTCTGGATTGGCACGTGTCCAATAACCTAATCCTGTAAAATAATTAGGATTGTTTTTATTTTGTTTTACCCAAGTAAATGCTACTGTTTTATATTTGAAACCCCACGCCTCTATTACTTTAAATGCCTCTTGTAAAAAAGGATCAGTTACCCACATTATAAGTGTGGAATGTTCTTCAGCAATAGACTTAATAGGAAGAGAAACAATCCAATCAATACCAGCGCACTCATAATGCTTAGTAGCGTTGCGACCTTCTCCTTTTTTTGAATATGATTTAAAATACCACGGAGGATCTGCATAAATTACCTTATATTTTTTATTTGTATTAATGTCCATAACTGTAAAACAAATATTTGATTGCTAACAGAAACAAACAGAATTGCCATAATTTAATATTAAAATGACCAATAAATCTGCCGAAATGATATCCACAGAATATAATACTATATAGAAACAATATATTCATTAGCAGTATCATAATATCCTCATATCTGTTATGCAAAAAATTGTTCTAGTGTGGCTTCTCGTTCAAGTTTCCATCCAATTGCGTCTAATATAAACTTTAATGGATCAGTAAATGTTTTTTCAAACTGAGCGTCATAATCAACGTACTGTTTTAATCGTAATTCAGATGGAAGAAAAGTAGAAAAAGAAAATACTGTATCTTTAACTGAATTAGGAAGTTTCAACATTAAAAATTTAATTTTATCACCGTCTTTGATAATAGGATATTTCTGTTGTAATTTATTTCTAATAATATGATAGTTGTAAATAAGAGCACCTTTTACGTGTATTGGTGTTCCTTTTATATAAATGTTTGATGTGTCTGTATATTTTTGAAGATTGTTACAAGACCTAGGAAATGCAACATCTTCTGGTCTTAATTTGCTAAATTCTGCTTTAAATTCATTTACAAATTTAACTAAGTCATCTTCGTTTTGATTCATTATTACTCGTATTGCGTCTTTAATTTTACCTCTACAAACTTCTGGTGTAGATGATTTAACAGCTTCGACACCCATAACTTTAAGTTTAGGTTGCTCATATCGTATACCTTCTTCATCAAACATATTGAGAATATATCTTTTCTTTGCAATCCATATTCCTTTGTTTGCAATTGCTTCTCGTTTCATAAACATTTTTTGTTGATAAGCATTTACGTAATCTGCAAGTCTTTGAAAACTTTGATCTATAACTTCTTGTATTTTTTCTTTTGCGGCCTTGTCTATAAAGTCAACAATTTGTTGTGTTGTTTTACCTTGACATACTTTATCTACAAGTTTTTCTAATTTCAAATAGATAGAATCAGTATCAGACGCAACAATATAATTTACGTTTTCAGTTTGTAAAATCTTATTCATATAAGCATTAACATCTTGTTCAATCCAACGAATGGCAAGTTGTCCACCAAGTGTGATTGCCTCAGCCTGTCTTACATCAAAGTATCTAAAATACTGATTACCAATTGCACCGTAAGCACTATTCAATGAAATCTTTTTTGCCATCTGAATATTATTACATCTAGCAATCTCATTATAATAAATTGGATCTTTTGTTTTTTGATATTCTTTCTTTGCTTGAATTGTCTTTTCTTTATAAATCACTCGGTCATTGTACATCTTCTCCATTAACTCAGGAAGAAAACCTTGTTTATCTCTTTTAAACATAGCACCATTAGGTGCAACGGATACATTCTTATCTTTTGCCCATTTCAGATTTAATTTTTGATTTAAAAAGTTTTCTACACCTGCAGCCTTTGGTTCAACACCAACAATCGTTTCAGGTGAAATATTATACTGCATAATCAAATGCGGATACAAACTGTTTAAATCAAATGAAACAATCCATTTGTGTAATCCTAGTTGCGGATCTTTTACATATGCACCTTCATATTGTGAATCTTTTTCATTTTCTTCTCTTGGCGGTATAACAATTTTTTTCTTTTTAAGATGATTAAAGATTAAAGTATCCCAACAACGAACTTGTGAATACACCTCATTATAATTTACTTTGAAGTCATAGGCCATTGTTAAACACAATTCAATCAATCGCATTTTATCTTCAAGTCTGTCCACTAACTCAACATCTTGGATATTATACTCTACAAACTTTTGATAATCTTTAGTATAGAAGTCTTTAAATGTTTCATATGGATTTTCTATCTTTTCTTCGCCTAATTCTATTTTGGCAATATAATTTAATTTATAACTTTCTTGTCTAACATAAGTAAACTTTCTATACAATTCAAAATAATCTAAAACAGAAATGCCTAGTATATTCCAATATTGCTGATTCTTTTGTCCCATTTGAATACGATCTGCATTAACATAATTCCAAGGCGACATTTTATTAATAGTATCATTGTCAAATATATTTCTCATTCTATTCATCAAATAAGGTATGTCAAAAAATCTTACATTCCATCCTGTAACAATATCAGGATGATTTTTACACCAGAATTTTAAAAACTCTAATAATAAATTTTTTTCATCTTCACATTTAATATAAGTTACATTTGATTTTTTAGAATTGAAATCACCTGTGCCCCAAGTAATGATTTGTTTGTTACTATGATTTTTAACTGTAATACAGATAATAGGTTCTTTTGCAGTATCGGCGTCTGGGAAACCGTGTTCACATTCACATTCTAAATCTAAAGTGAATATCTTTATAAACTTTTTATTCCAATTGATATCACCTTTATACTCACTTGAAATATATTGATAGTTATAACGATTCATACCATAAATTTTAAATTCAGGTATGGCTTTATACGTATCTAAAAAATGTTTTGCTTTAGTTATACTTTCAAATCTTTTTTGTTGTAGATTGATACCGTCTAGTGTTTTAAATGGAGATTGTTCTTTTGTAGGAATGAAAAGTGTAGGTTCATAATTAATACGACTTAAATAAGATTGACCGTTTGCAACACCTCTTATTAATAACTTGCCTCTATGTTCTACAACATTTGTATAAAAACTACTCATCGGATAATATCACTTCAATTCCATCATATTCTTTTTTTAATATTATTTGACAACTTAATCTACTGCGGCCATCTTCAAAATGAGGATTATATTCTACCATAACCTGCTCACTACTATTATACTCTAATTTGTCTATTTTGTCAAACCATTCTTTATTTAAATAAATATGACAAGTGGCACACGCACACGAACCGCCACAATCAGCAGAAACATATTCTTTACTGCCGTTAAATCGTAAAGCTTCCATTAATGTCGTGTTTTCTTCAACACGAATGGACTCTTTATTTCCATTTGTGTCTATAACATTAACTGTTATCACGTAATTAGTTTTGGTTTCTTTGCGGTTATAATCTTACTTGTATTATTCTCATATGCGTTTAATATACTGTCATCTGGATTACTTTCTGCAATTATATTATTTTTTTTAATTGCAATCACTTCATCTTTACTGTAAGGTATATAAGGATGAAAACCAATAGTCATAGGTTGACCAGGTTGTCCTTGCATTGGAATTAATACAAAAGGTTTTTCTACTTTTTGATAGATTTCGTCACCTTCAACGGCTTTACCTACCACATCTTCTCCTGTGGACAGGCGATATAATTTAATCATAATATACTCCTCAATTATTCAGTTTGTTCTTTTTTGTCTGTTGCTTTTTTACCAATATTATATTTTGCCTGTAAATTCCATTCGCCTTTTTCTTTAAAAGCAATTATCTTAATTTGAGATAATGGTGCTTTATCTTCAGCATTTTCAGGTTTTACAATATTTAATAAATTCCAATCTTGTAATAATATTGCAACGGTATTTCTTCTTTGAATATCATTTGCTACTAAAGTAGCTTTTTTTCCATCTAAAGCAAATAATTCTTTAAAATGTACTATGTAATATTTACCTTGTTTGTGTAATATATGACACGATTGAAATAACGTTTTGTCTTTACGACTTGCAACACCTATTCTGGAAAGTGTTTCTCTTATTTTTAAAAAGTCATCTGGTTGTTTAAGTGTTACCTCTAACATACTTTCAGGTGACCAATTTATAACTTCTTCACTCATTTAATTCTCCCACCCTTATCAAGTTTATCTTTGATAAAGTTAATTTCTTCTTTTGTTAGTATGTCTAAAGCAACTCTTGCTTTGGTGTTGCTATATCCATAATATTCTTTTATCAATTCTAATTCTTTAGGACGATCAGTAGATACCCATTTTCCACCAAATCGTTTTCTTTTTCTTATACTATTTAGTAAAAAATGAAATTGAAGTTTTTTATCTACGTAATGTCGTCTATTCATCTCATTTGCCATCAAAATAGTGTCAATATGTTGAGATAAGCAACGATTAATTACATAAGGTGGGAACTTCTTATACCAAGTGATATCATCACTATCTAATAAGTTTTCTTTAGTCCAATTAATTGCGTTTAAAAAATCTTTTAATTCGTAAGCCATTATTTAAATTTGCATTGTGCCATTATTTCAGTAAGACAAGCAACAAGATTGATTTCAGGATCTGCTACAAACGCAGCCTTATACTGATAATCTGCAATTACTAAAACGGCCTGTGGTATAGATTTAGGATCTAAACTTGTATAAAGAATATCGTAAACACTTCTAAACAAAGTAGATGGATCTTTATCTAGGTTTTGTACCACCCATTTTCTCATATCACCAAATCTTTTTTCTTTAAGTAAACTAATTAATTCTTTATTATTAATTTCAGAAAGTGATATAAGTATTCCGCTATCAATCTTACCTCTTACAGAATATCTTTGCAATTCATTGATGGTTCTTCTAAAGTCTGGATAAAATCTTTGTATTAATTCAGCAAGAACTTTTTTATCAAATTCTATTTGTTCTTGTTTTAAAATTTCAATCAATCTATCCATAAATGCAGTTGCTGTCTTTATTCTTTGACCATTAGTAATTCTAAAGTCAATAACAGTACAACGACTATGTAATGCAGGAATGATTTTGTTTTTGAAATTACAAGTAAAGATAAATCTACAATTCTTGTAAAAAGTTTCTATAAAGTTTCTTAATGCAGGTTGAACACTATCAGCATTCATATAGTCTGCCTCATCTATGATAACCACTTTGTGATTATTTGTTTCATCTAAAGAAACAGATGACGCAAAGTTTTTGATTTGATTTCTTAATGTATCAATATGACGGCCTTCGTCTGAACCATTGATAACGATATAATCACAACCAAGTTCCTCACATAAGGCACGAGCAACTGTTGTTTTACCCGTACCTGCTGTGCCTGATAGGAGTAGATTAGGAATTTCTTTTTTGTTAAGAAATTCTGTAAAAGTATTTTTTAATTCTTCCGTTAAAATACAATCGGATATTTTCTTTGGACGGTATTTTTCCACCCATAAAAAATCTGACATAATATAAACCTCACTTTATTCATTATTTAGTTTCCATTGTAAATTTTTCTACAATAGATGTATCAACATCATAACCACCTTTGTTCATTGTCCAACAATCTTCTTCACGGTCATAATCGTGCTCATCAACAAATTGTTGTACCTTATCTGCTAACTCTTTATCTTCTTCACTAGCGTTATGATAAGTAGACCAATCAAAGTATAGACCTTTTTCAAAGTTAGGTAAACTACCAAACTCATTGATTATATCTTCAACAGCAATTTGTCTATTAAGATAATGTGTAGTTTGATGATATTCTCTGGTTTCAACTTTTAAAAAGTCGTCTGCTTTATATTCAGTACCATCTTCTAGTTTATATATTTCACTCATAACTAAAATGTACTATCGGCTTCTAATGCAATCCAGTATTGTATTTTGATTTTTTTGTTTACAAAATTAGCAATTTTTGCTTTTGATAATGCAACATCATAATCGCCTGGTATAACTTTTAGATTTTCTGCTTTAACATAAGCAGTAAACTCAACATCTGTTTCACCAATTGTAATTGATGATTCGTTTGAATTATTATTTTTCTTATCTAAAGCGACAAGTTTAATTTTACCATTTTCACCTTTGATTGCAATATCAGGTAAAGAAAGATTAGTATATAATTTCTTTAACGATTCGTAATCAGATTGTTTTAAAGTAAATGTAACTGTCTTATCAGGCATAGCAATCTCTTTTTGAGGAGATACTAATGTTGATTTATCTGCAAAAGCATATCTTGCTGCTAATGTAGATTTTTCGTCTTGTATTTTTAGGTTGGCTGCACCGTTAAATTTTAGAACTGGTGCTTGAAAAGAATCTAATGCTCTTAAAAACTCTGGCAAATCATAAACGCCAAACTCTTGTTCAAATTCTTCTTCAACTGTTGCTGTTGCCATAATGTTTTTCATTGTGGACATTGTAGCAATATTTTTTCCTGGTTTAAACAGAATGTTCTGATTAATGTCGGAAAAGTTTCTCAATATAGAGAGTGTACTTTCACTTATTTTCATTATTTTTTCTCCTTATCATAATTTAATAATAGTATAACATAGTGTACGGCCTTTAGCAAGTCTTTACGATTATATCCATCCTTCTTACCATATCTACACAAATATTTAATTGCATTAGCCTGACAAAAATCTTGTCCAATTTCTAATGTTTTAAATAAGTCTTGTACTTGAAAGCCATCTTGTCCACTTGAATAGTGTTGGCCGTAAGTTGATTTGATATACTCGTAAATTTCTTCTAATGTTTCTTTTTCATTGTATTTCATAATATAGTTTTATTATAACACAAAAAATAATTTTTGTCAATTACTTTGCCCACCAGTTTAAATAAACTAGGTACGGCACTAAAATAGGATAAACAACGTGTTCTATAACTTCATAGATAACTAATAAAGTTAATACGATTGCCCATACTTTAGATGTCTTTGCCTTTTCAGATATAGACGCAAACACCTTTGAATGAAACTGTCCTATTTTGGAAATAATTTTTTGCATATGATTATTTATGGAATATTATACTACGATTTGAAAAAAAAGTCAAGCGTGAATTTAAGTGAGAGGAGAGTAATGTGGAGGTGACCCTCCTCTCGTAAAAGAGTCCTAAGACTCTCTTGTGGTGTACTATTATTTATACATTAATTATAGATACTACCAATTATTATTGGATTTTTGTATTATGTGTCCAAGAACACGGCCTTTATTAGAACCGTATTTAACAACATAACCTGATGTTCCACTACCATTAATTTCAACTTCTTTTCTGGCTTTCAACAAGGTATTTACTTTTTTACTTTGTTCTTTTTCTTCAGAAAAAGTTTTTAATAGTTGTGTAAATCTTTCTATCATACACCCTCCTTTTATTTTAAGTTAGGTGCGTTCCTTCAGCATACGCTTACTTCCGACTCATAAGAGTTGAACGATATTAAGTATTTATATCCGATATGCGTTAAACCAATATCTGATTCGCAAAATACCAATACCTATATTATAATATTTTTTACAAAGAAAGTCAATAACTAAAACTGTTCCTCTTCGGTACTTCCTTTAATTGCTTGTGTTGATTCGTTTCCTAGAAGTGTTGATATTGCGTCAAAATATGAAGCACCCACTTCTCGTTGATGTTTTACTGCTGTATAACCTTCACTCTCAGCTTTAAACTCATCTTCTTGTAATTTAGAATAAGCTAACATACCGTCTTTACTGTATTCTTTTGCAAGTTTAAATGTAGCATAGTTTTGTAAATGAAAACCAGCAAGAGTTATAAAGTGAAACTTATAACCAAAGTTTGCAATAGTCTTTTGAAAGTTTAGTATCTCATCATCACTTAAATGTTTCTTCCAGTTAAAAGATGGACTACAATTATAAGCCAACATCTTACCTGGAAACTTAGCGTGAATAGCATCTGCAAATCTTTTTGCCTCATCTATATTTGGTTTATCTGTTTCACACCAAATTAAATCGGCATAAGGTGCATATGCAAGGCCTCTACTGATTGCCTGATCTAATCCATTCTTTACATAATAAAAACCTTCTGGTGATCTTTCACCAGTTAAAAAAGGTTTATCGTTTTCATCAATATCGTTTGTTAATAACTTGGCAGCATTAGCGTCTGTTCTTGCACATATCACTAATGGCACTTCGCATATGTCAGCAGCCAATCTTGCTGCTTTTAAATTTCGTATTGCGTGTGATGTAGGTATTAAAACTTTACCACCCATATGTCCACACTTCTTTTCACTTGCTAATTGATCTTCAAAGTGAACACCAGCAGCACCTGCTTTGATAAATCGTTTTGTTAATTCAAATACGTTTAATGGTCCACCAAAGCCCGCCTCACCGTCAGCGATGATAGGCATTTTGTAATCTGTTAAATGTCTAGGATTTAACTTACCTTCGCAAAATTCTAAATGTTGTACTTGATCTGCTCTCATTAAAGCATTAATCATCTTCTCTACTAATAAAGGTGCAGAATCTACTGGATATAAAGATTGATCTGGATACATTTGACCAGCACTATTGTTATCTGCTGCGACTTGCCAACCTGAAAGATAAATTGCTTTTAATCCTGCCTTTGCGTGTTGAACGGCCTGATTACCTGATAAACTTCCTAATGTATTGACATAAGAATTATCTTGTAATAAATCTCTTAATTTTTGTGATAATTCTTTTGATACTGAATAATCAACTTTAAATGTTCCTTTTAATTTATCAATCTCCTTACTCATTTTATACTCCTAATAAATTTTTTAAATATTCAACAAATTTTTGTCCAGTCTTGTGAATATATTGTTGTTCTTTTGTATTCATCTTTAGAATACTATCATAGTAATTGTCTTGTTCATTATAACAATGATCTTCAAAAGCAACACAATTACTTTCTATGTTGTGGTCGTTTCTTCTAGTCATCTATACTTCTCCTTAGTTTACTATTTGTAAAGATTGTAAATAATCTTATGTAAATTATTTATTGTTGATATTGTTAAATTCTAAGGTGAGTGTTGTAAATGCTGTAAACGTTGTAAATTTAAATTTTGTAAATTTGTAAAAAATGTAAACTATTAATAATTTGGTGATTGTACCCAAGGATATTGATCTTTAAAACTTTCGTAATCAATACGTATCCAAGGATAATAAAACGCTGTTAACATATTGAGTGTTTGATGAACGTATTTCCAACTACATTCCAACCATTCTGTTTCGTATGGATATTCTTGGAAGTTGCCTTCGTTGGGTGCCCAGTTGAGTCTGTGTGTCATACAGTTATTTATAAAAAAAGGGTGATGAGAACCACCACCCTTTAAGATTTGATTAAGCAAATATAGCAAAAAAGATAATAAAGCCTATTAACAATGAACTAGGAATAAGTGAAATCAATGCTATTTTAATTTCATCTCTTTTTTGTTTATCTTCTTTTAATTTTTTTAATCCGTAAGTGATTGTTTTCCACTCACATAAATTGTATGGCCACATTTGACCCTCTCGTTTTCTGTAATTACTTACTTTGAGAGTTTAAGTGTGGATAAAAAGCCTTTACCATACTTTGGTATGCTTCTGTAAAAGGTTTAGTATTTTTTAAACCTTCTTCATACATTTTTTGCCCTACATCTTTGAAAGTCGATAAACCTTCACCAGTAGTTACGAAGTCATTAAACTTTTTAGCAGTTTCAATGATATCTTCAGCAGATAAAGTTGGAGCTTTAAACTCTTGTACAACTTGATCGCCGTCTTTTCTGATTGAGTATTCGAACTCTTTGATTTGAGCGTTAAAATTGAAGTCAGCGATTTGTTTCGCAAGACCTAATAGATCGGTTCTTATTTCATAACCGTTACGTGATTGTGCCATAATTTTCTCCTTTGTGTGTGTGTTTGTTTTATAGCAATATTATTATTTATAATAATAATTCTTTTATTATATACTAAAAGTGGCGACTTGTCAATAAGCCGCCACTTTCTTTTAATCTAATTACTTAATGTCAATAGTTTTAAGTTTTTTAGATTCTGGTACAATTTTCTCCATTGATACAGTTAAAAGACCGTCTTTTAATTCAGCGCCTTTGATTTCAACATCATTAGCGATTGTAAATGATCTTTTAAAATATCTTTTAGAGATACCTTTATAGATAGTATTACCATCTTCGTCTTTAGTTTCGTCTTTATCAGACTTTTTAGACTCAATAGTTAATACACCATCTTCCACAGATACATCAATATCTTTTTTATTAAAGCCTGCAAGTGCTACTTCAATATTGTAAGCATTCTTACCAGCCTTTACGATATTGTATGGTGGATAATTAACAGTAGGTAATCTCATAAAGTCATCATCAAACATTGACTCAAAATGGTCAAATATTGAATCAAAACCTACTGATAAAGGTCTTAATTGATTAAAGATAGAAAGTGCTTTATTATTTGTCATATATTTCCTCCTTTTAAAGCAAGTTATTTTAAGAACCCATTATGGCGTTCTTACTTAATATATAAGTACGAATTTCAAAATTGCAAGTAGCACATTTTGTCGCACATATTATTAAGGCAGTTTCTTTTATCACGGAGTGCAAACTGCCAAAGGTCACCGTTTTGCTGATAGTTTAGACTTATAGTCTAGGCACTATCAAGGCCTTTTTTTACGCCTCTACAAGGACTTACGAATTGCCTAGTAGGGTATAATATATATACAGACACAAACGGCGTAAAAACTCTAAATTCTTTTTACTTTTTTGCCTTTTATAACTACAATACCATTCATCTCATCATACTTCTTTTGTACTTTATAAAGAAGTTTTTTACGCTCTTTACCTGCTTCTCTTTTTTTAGCAGATGGTTTTTGATAGTATTGTCGATCTCTTAACTCTTTAATAATGCCTGTCTTTTGAACTTTACGTTTTAAAACTCGTAAAGCTTGCTCAACATTATTATTTTTTACAATTATTGTTACCAAGTTAATTTACCTCCTTTTCATCATTGTTTAGTTTATCATAAACTGGAATTTTATTACTTAATAAATGGCCGTTAGATGGTTTTTGATATATTGATTCTTTAGATTCCCAATCACGTTTTTTATCTTCACCTTTTTGTATTTCTTCTTTTGACCACATAGGTTTTTTACTTTTTTCTAATGAACCAACTCCTAATTTAGGATAACCTGGTTTTAATTTCTCTATCTTACCACCTCGTTTTAAAAATTCTTCAACTGTTTCTTTTTTCATTTTATCTCCTAGTAAACGACCAGGCCTCTCGGCCTGGTCTGGACTTACACTATGAAATAGATTTTAGACTAGACTTGGATATCCTCATCTTTGTCATCCTCACTATCATTGGAATCTGGTTCTAATGATGATAACTCTTGTTGTTTTTGTTCTTCTAGTATTTGTTCAACACTAGCACCAGAGTCAACTTTAGTATATAACTCGGTGAAAGAGTTTTTAGTATCATCATCAAATCTATTAGTACATACTTGAATAGCCTTCATTTTGTTTTTGAAGATACCATATGCCTCAGCGATGTGGACTAATCTTCTTGTACTGATAATTTCATCAATACCGCCATCTTTGTATGTTTTTCTAATTACATCTGCCCAAGTAACTAGATTGGTAGCAAACTTAACATCTGATTTACCAACCGACTTAAGCGTATTAGATACAATTTGTTCTTCTACTTTAGCAGAAGGATATTCTTGTTCAAAGGTTACTGGAAATCTTTCAAGGAACGCCTCGTTAAGAATATTAGTACCGATAAACTTACCATCATCACTACCTTGCCCTTTAGTATTAGCAGTAGCAATCACATTGAACCCTACTTTAGGTTTAACGAATCTGTTTATCTTCTTAACATAGACACCTGATCCTTCAAGGATTGGTTGTAAACACATAACTTTATTTGAAGCAAGGTCAATCTCATCAAGTAATAAGATAGCGCCTCTTTTCATCGCCTCAATAACTGGACCATCTTGCCAGACAGTTTGTCCATCTTTTAATCTGTAACCGCCAAGTAAATCGTCCTCGTCAGTTTCAATTGTAATGTTAACCCTAATCATCTCTCTTTTAGTTTCAGCACACGCCTGTGTAACAGCAAGTGTTTTACCATTACCAGAAAGACCTGTGATGAATACAGGATAAAACTTTTTAGATTTAACAATGTTTTTGATATCTGAATAGTTACCAAAATTTACAAAGTTAGGAACTAACGCAGGTACAACATTATCAGTTAGCGAACTAACGACATATGCGGCCTCGGTATTAGTTTGTGGAACTTCTACTTGTTTTTCAGTAGATTTAGAATCATTGGTAGGTAGTTGATAAACTCCCCTATCAATTTTGTATTTGTCTGATTTCAACCAAGATGGATTTGAAATCTTTTTTTTCTTAACAAGAGCATTAATCTCTGCCCTTGTAACCGTGTCTTTATTATAGACACTTTTAATAACAGCAAGTTGTTCTAACTGTTTTTTGTTCAAGTCAATCATAATATAAGTCCTTTCATTTAACTTGTTATACTATATGCTAACATTTTTTTACTTAAATTGCAAGCATAAAATGGTGAAAAAAATGTAATAAAATCAATCACTTATGCAACTTCCCTTATAAATTTGTTTAAAACCACTCTGGAAGTAAGTCTTCCTTTCATATTTTTAGCAAATAATTTCTTAATATCTGCCTTTGACGAATCAGCAGTTATTTGATCTAGGTTATTATCTTCAACATTAGTGTCAGCCTTAACTAGATAATAAACATCATAACCTGATTTGTCCCAAGCAATAACCCTATCTTTATTAAATGCCTTTCTAATATTAACATCTCCCATATCGTCATAATCTAAATGATATCTTAAATTTTGAAACTTATTAACTAGATAAAAACCGATTGTTTTGATACCGTGTTTTTTCTTTAAGTATCTTAATAAGTTATCGGTAAGTGAATTTCTATCTTTGGTTCTGTGCCATCCAGAACAATCAACATAGTTTTTACCAAGTTTAACCCATAATTCTCCGTACTTTTCAGTACCTAAAACGCCGTTTATTGAATTAGCACCGCCGTCAGTTAATGAAACAAAAATTGTTTTATCTACTTTATATTGATCTTTGAATTGTTTAATAATATAATCCATCGCAATTAAAGACTCATCTAAAGGTGTTGAACTTAAAGTATAAGCATTGTGTGGATTAGGTGTATATCCTACTTTTGAAAAATCGTCATATCTATGTCTATTATATCTTTCATTATAAGAAGCAGCCATTGTATAAAGAGTTTTACCAGCCATTAACATTTCTGATTTGGACATTTTATGACTAAACATTTGAAACAATCTTGTAGTAATATCTAATTTTAATTGTCCTTGTTTAATATCAAAAGAAGGTAAAATCTTATCAGCAAACTTATCATCACCGTTGTTTACAAAACCATATACTGAAAAAGGTATATTAATTTTTTTTACAAACCAAACTAGATTTAGTAATTGTTCAACAGTAGGCATTAAGTAATTTGACATAGAACCTGACCAGTCTAGTAAGAATATCATACCGTGATTCTTCATATTTGGAACAGTTGTAATCTTTTTAAAGATATCTTCAGCAAATCTATAAGTATGTAATTTAAGAGGATCAATCACTCCTGTTTTATCAGTAGAAGCTCTTGCGTGTAATCTAGCACTTTTCCTCATTTCAAATTCTTTAACAAGATAATTTACAATAGGTGTTGATTTATTTTTAAATTTAATAAATTCATTTTCAGTATGTTTAAGACCTATAGCATACATATTACCATAAGAAGTTTTTTTAGTTTGTTTTCTAAATACGTTTTGATTATCTAAAATAAATGTTTTATAATCTTTAATAAGATTTTTAAAGATAGGTTTAGGTAAAGTACCATACATTCTTCTATGTTCTTTAGAATCTATTAATCTAGGATCAGCAAAGGCCTCATTCGTAACCGATCTAATATCTACATTACCGCCAGCACCATTAGAGTTTTGACCAGTAGTTGTATTCTCATCTTTGTTTTGATTTTGTTTTTCTAACCAAGTATTTGTTTTTTCATCAACCGATTTATAACCGTCTTGGTCGCCTTCATCTTTAGAATCTGATACATTTAATTCTTCTTCACCATTAGGGTCTTGTTTATAAATCTTAACAGTTTCATCTTTACTGTTTTTCAATTCTTCTTTACAGTAACCAAGGATATCTTCAGCAAGTTTTAATACATCATCAAAAGTTTTAAGTTTTTCAATTGCGTCAATAAATGGTTGTTCTTTTTTAGAAAATTTAATAGGTAAAGTTTTTGAAGATTTATACCATAAATTAATTTTATCAATTAAAATATAATCATCTAAATTTTTATCTTTAGACTTGAAGAAGTCATCTTCCCACATTCTATTAAAACCATTAATATAGTTTTTAACTACACCTGGATATTTTTTTTGAATAAGTTTATCAATTCTAGTATCTTCTAAAACGTTTACAAATGACATAAAGTCTTTTGATCTATTTGCCATATCTTGCCAAGATTCAGACGGAGTATGTAAAGCGTGAGATACCTCGTGAGCGATTAACATATCAATCACGTTATTATCATTATGTTTAAAAAACGGAATAGTTAATACACGGTTCTTAACATCAAAAGAAGCCGTACTAACTTGATTTTGTAAAACTTGTATATTTTCAGTAGCAAGTAATTTTGCAAGACTCGATTTATGAGTATTCATAGTGTTATTGTTAATCATATGTATATATGCTACTACAAAATGATTTAAAAATCAAGTACAAAATGGAAAAAGAATCTAATAAAATCAATGATTTATAGACTATAAAAAAGAACAAAAGTAGAACATCACTTTTTTCCTATGAAAATAGGCTCATATTTACGACCTGGGATGTCAGGTCTTGCGAATCGCCCTACATAGTTTTGAGATTGTTTCTTTTCTGTTTCTGTACCTTCTAATGTAGATTGAATCTTTGTTCCTTGTTGTGTAGATAATGACAACCACCAAATATCTATATCTGTAAAACCTGCCTCTTCCATACACTCATAAGTATCTTCTTCAAATGTCTTATATGATTTAACGTTTGCAACATTGAAGGCTGCATATTTACCTGGTTTCAAACCGATATATGCGTTTTGTATAGTCTTTAATAAAAACCCATTACGCCATAAGTCTTGTACAGGAAACTTTCTAAAAGATTGTTCTTCTTCATCACCATACATTTCGTGTCCTAGATAAGGTGGACTTGTAAATACGAAGTCTAATGTTTCTGGTTGAGGTATAAATGTTTCACTACCTTGTCTTAATAGTTTATATTGTTTATGACTATGTCCGTATTCATCTCTTATTTGTTCTAACCCTTTATATGTAGGAACACAAGGATCTGTACCTATGTAGTTAACGCCAGCTGCAATTGCACCTAATAAACGACCACCGTAACCCATACTTGGATCCCATACTGTACCTGCTTCTGTTCCTTCTAGTGGACTATCTTTTTCTACAAAGATGTCATATAAAGTTGCGGCCGCAGTAGGTCTAAAATTAGATACCATTTGAGTACCTGAATATCGTCTTAACATCGCTCTCATATCTGAGTCTGTTATTTCGTGTGCGGCCTTCTTTGTAAAGAAAGTGCCTGTGAGTATTTTATTAATACCTTTTTCTAAATGTTCTTCATCTTCCCATATCTCTATGGGTGTTTTCATCTTACCACATTTAATACCCCAAGCGTGAGGCATATATGACCACGCAAGTGATAAACCGTGTGTTGATTGTCCTATGATTTTATTAGGTCTATCTAATATACCATCTCTTTGAAAAGATAAAAGTTTTTGATATTCAGAATCACGCCATTTCTTATCATCAGGATAATATGGGAATCCTTTATTATCTTTCCAATCTCTAACTACTTCTTTTGCGTTTGACATAAACTCTACCTGGTAGTCTACCTTTAGACCAACTTATTTCTCCTATACATAACATATCTATTTTATCATAAAATGCACAAGCTGTCAAGTTATCGGTTCTTACTGATAAATAAACGTCTTGTGGGCACCATTCAAAGAAATTATTAAGAATCACTTTCGCATTACCATTACCTGGTTGTGAGTTTACGATTTGATGTAAAACGGTATCGTGTTTGTTGATTTGTACGTTTCCTATTTTTTGTTTTCTTTTAGCGTGATGAAACGTTATGATTACTCCATCTTCCCATATTAATTGGCTTCTATCTATTCTTCTTTGTAAATAATCAGTTCTTATATGTGGAAACCATTTTTTGTGGTTATAAAAAACTTGTTTTATTTTATCAAAATCTGATGAAGCTGCAAATATCATTGTTGTTGTAATAAATTTTCTAATTTAGGATTGTTAAAACAATCTATAACTAAATGTAGTCTATCAAAATCTGCTAAATTTTCTACAGCGTGTGGTTTAGATACATCGGTATAATAATACTTACCTGTTTCTAAATGATAAACATTTGCTTGTGTATCTTCCCATAAAGTCATATTAACATTAGCATTTGTTTTTAATGGTACGTGTATTCTAACAATATCACCATTCTTTATGGCCTTGTCCACTTTGTCTGTATGTTTAGAAATACGAGTACCTGCTTTTAATCTCATTACTCTTACTCGTTCCATTTCAGCAGGTATATGTACTAATATTTCTTTTAAAGGTAATAATTCTGCTTGTTCATATAGATGAGTCCATCTTAATGGTTGTACTTCTACATTACTTTCTAATACACCTGGTTTTAATATATTTGTAATATCATCACTATATCCTCTTATAGATACAGCATCCCAATTACCTTTTGCATTATATTTTGTTTTAACTTTTTCATAAGATAAATTATTTAAATAGTTTACAGCCTCATCTAAAGGTAAATGATAAGGTGGTAAATCTAATTCTTTAAATATTGGTCTTTTTTTCATTTTATACCTAACTGTTTCTTTGCTTTATTTATGGACTTGTTTCGTTTGTCCATTGCCCATTTTAATTTAAACTTACTAACTCTTTCTGTAAAGATCACTCCTTGCATATGGTCGTATTCGTGTTGAAAGACCCGACTGGAGATACCTGTAAGATTTTCCTCCACCTTGGTCATATTTTCGTCATAATATTCTATTGCAACTGCTCTCGGTCTTTCTATGTCTAAAAAAAGATATGGAAAACTTAAACAACCTTCTCTAAATCTTATTGTTTCTTTACTATAACCTTTGACGGTAGGATTATAACAAACACGTTTTTTACCTTGTTCTATTTGAGGATGACCACCCATTACAAACATACGATATGGTTTACCTACTTGATTAGCAGATAGACCTAGGCCTCCATAGTTAAACATTGTTTCAAACATATTATCAGCAAACTCTTTGGGTGAAAGATTGTCTTGTTCTTTTAAAATCTTCTCATCAAAAGGTGCAATTAAAGTTAATACTCTTGGATCTGTTGGTGGTATTAGTTCGTATTTCATATAACCCTCGTAAAGTTTTTATACTTCTCAAATTTAATAATATTAGTAAATTTATCAAACATTATATCTCCTTTATGTGATATGATAAACGTATTTTCATTTGTAAGTTCTTTTAATATTTTAAAGAAATCTTCGGTACCTACGTTATCTAAACTTGAATCAAATATTTCATCTAGTATTAATAGATTTGTATTTGTACTGTTTTTCATTTTTGCAATTGTTCTCCAAGTAAATAATAATGCAAGGTCTATTCTTAATTTCTCTCCTTCACTAAAACTGTTATAATTAAATGTATCTCTAAATCTACTTTTAATTGTTTCGTTAAATTCTTCATCTAAATGAAAGTTCACAAAGAAGTCCATAGCTTGTAAATACTTATTGATTAACTGATTCATTATAGGCAAATACTTTTTAATAATCTTTGCTTTAACACCTGTATCATTTAATATTTCTCTGGCAATATCAATGTATTTCTTTTCTTCAACAACTTTTTCTTTTTCAATATTGACTTGTTTTAGTTCTTCTTTTAATTGTTCTAATTCATATGCCACTTTATCTGTATTCTTTTTTTCAGTTTCTAATTTAACTATCTCATCATTTAATCTATTGGAGTGTCTATTAATTTCTGTAATAGAGGCATTAACTTTTGCAATCTCAATATTTAAATCAGTTATCTTTTCAGATACTTTAGCCATTTCATTAATACGTGTTTCTGTTTTAACTATTTCATTTAACAAATCTTTTAATCCATCTTCTAGTGTAGTAATCTTTCCTTTTTCATATGCAATCTTTGTACCTCTAAATTGTTCTTCAAGTTTTTGTGTACAAGTAGGACAGTTTTCATTCTCCTGAAAAAACTCTAAATTTCTTTTATGGTTTAATAGATTAGTTTCAATCTTTGCCTCTAATTTAGATAGTTGATTTGCCTTTTTGTCAACTTCTTCTTTTTCTTTTAATTGTTCTTTTGTAAATATAATTTGTTCATTTAGTTTTTGTAATCGTTCATTATATTGTTGGTCATACTTTTTATTTTCTTCTAATTGTTGTTTTTTATTTTCAATGTCAGTATTATCTCTACTTTGTATTTGTTGAAAATGACTTTTTTGTAATTCATATTTCTCGGTCATTAAATCATAACGATACTTAACATCTTGTACGGCTTTAGTTAATTCTGCCTGTTTAGTTCTTAATAATAAATCCATATGACTAAAAACTCTTATATCTAATATTTCTTCAACTACTTCTCGTCTATATCTAGCACGTAGGTGCATAAAAGGTTCATAAGAAGAAGAACCTAAAATAACAACTTGACAAAAAGCACGATAATTACATTTTAAAATATTATTTTCTAATGTGTTTTGATAATCAACGTTAGAAGCATCCTGATTAATTAAAACATCATTACAATAAATCTCAAATATGTTAGGTTTGATACCTCTTATAATTTTGTAATTCTTATTACCTACTTTAAAAGTAACTTGTATTTCACAATCAGCATTATTAATCGTGTTTATTAATTGTTCTTTTTTAACATCTCTAAATGGCCTATTAAATAATACAAAACATAATGCGTCTAATAAAGTTGATTTGCCTGACCCATTTGCGCCTATAATAAGTGTAGATGGTGCTTTTTGTAAATCTACTTCTATATACTGATTACCAGTAGATAAAAAATTCTTCCATTTTAATGTTTTAAAAGTTATCATACTTCACTTGCCTCAACATAAATGGATTTTAAATATTCTTTTAATTTAACTTTGTTCACTTCCGTTTCTAATTGATCTACATAATTATTTAGGAATGTAATTGTATCTTCACCCATTTCTAATATATCATCTCTAACACTTGCCTTAATGTCAGAATAGTCCTCTATAATATTCAAATCAAATACTGTAATTTCATTATACAATCTTTCTACAAATTTGTCAAACATTTCGTCTTTAGATTTGTTTAATACAATCAATTTAATATAATGATTGTTATAAGGTCTTAAATCAAAATTTGTATAATCTTTTTCTTTATCATTGTATATTATTTTTTTATGTATCGTTCTTGGATTAGTTATAACTTCTAACTCTCTTGTGGCCGTATCAAATATATGAAATGCTTTAGGGTCTTTATAATCAGACCAAGTCATTTCAAATTGAGCACCTAGATAAAAGATATGTCCGTCATCTGATTTTTTATGAAAATGTCCTGATATAACTTTATCAAAACGTTTAAAGTCATCTCTATTAAATCCGTGATCGTTAATAATACCATTTTGTAATTCAAATCCTTTTATTTCTAAATGACCAAAACATAAATCTGCTTTTGCTGATTGTATTGCAAGTAAAGACTCATCTCTATTGTCATCACAAATCCAAGGCACAAACAATATATCTGTCCCATCAAAGTTCACCACTTTAGGTCTTGTATAAATCCAAGGTTCATTTTGACCATCAAAAGAAGTATAAAGATTTTCTATTGCGTTAATCTCATTTGTGTTTTTAAAATAAGTATCGTGGTTACCTATAATGATATGTGTATCTATTTTTTCTTTCCACAATCTATCAAAAAAATGTTTTCTAAAAACAGAAGCTGTTTGATGATTAATAAATTTTCTACGATCCACTACATCACCTAAATGAATAAGTGTTGTGATGTTATGTTCTTTAATATAAGGAAAGAATTGATTGTTTAAAAAATCTAATTGATAATCTCTAAACGAATCACTATCATTTCTCACACCAAAGTGTGTGTCATTCAACAAAGCAATTTTCATAATTTAAAAATCTTCTAACGAATTTTTTGCTGTTCTCTTTTTTCTTTTTACTTTTATTTCTTTTGGATTAGGTAATTCACTATTTGCTGGTTTGTTTTTTCTTAAAAATTCTATAAATTGATTCTTGTATTCACCATTCTCATCATTTGGATTAATTGCTACATCATCTAAATTAGCATCCTCTATTAATTTATATTTAATATTAATTTGTTTCTTTTCTTTTTGTATTCTTCTAACAAACGCATAAAAAATAATTTGTGTAAAGTAAGCAAAAGGATTTTTAGATTTTTTAGGATCAAAGTTATCCAGATATTGTAAACAGTTCTCAATACCATCACTAATCATATCATCTCTAAATGTGTAATTAATAAAGTTAGGCCTGTATGATAAGTGATTCGCAATTTTTAAAAAACATTCACCGATGTAATTCGTTACAGGTGGATTCTTTCTTTTTCTTTTCTTTGCACTATCGCACCTATCTTTGTATTCAATCATCGCTTGTAGAAATTTTGCGTTATCTACATAATGTTCATTCTTTTTTTTATTTTTAATCATAATTATATTATACTATAAGTTGTCGTTTTTGTCAATGGTTTTTGTTATTAATTTTAGTTCTACGGCTTCGGCCAGTCCTAAATCAAGGTGTCCTACTTTGTAGTAGTTATTAACTCGTTTTAAAATCTTGGGATAGGTGTCAGTTATCTTTTCAAATAACTTGCCTGATTTAAAGGTAACTTCTATTTTATATGTAACTTTTTCACTCATTTAATTTTCACGGACTATTGACAAATTCAGGAATTTTGATATAATACCTATGTGGGTGCTTATCCAGATACCTAGCTACCTAGTGTTTCAGTTTACTAGGCATAGTCAGATGATCTATCATATTCTGTAAAGTGTCATTCATCTTGTCTTTATACTCTTTTTTAGCAGAGATTTTTTTATCAAAATCTGCAAAGTCTTTATCGTTTAAATTTCTTTCTATATAATCAGGTAACTCTTGAGGTATTTCTACTTTTATTAAACGTTGATATCTTTGTGTAAAAGGCAAAGAGGCATTACATATGGTTAATATTTTATCTTTTGGAATGGAAACTACTTTATCTTCAGTAAAGCCTATCCATTTAACTAACGCAATATAATCGGAAACACCTAAATTAGTAATATGAGGAACATATTTAATTAACATCGGATCAGACAATCGTAATAGATTTGATTTTTCATTAAGTTGTTCTTTTGGTAACATACAGCAGATTTCTTCTCCTGTAACCAACTTAATGATTTTAGCAGTGTTTAAATCAAGTTTTATTTCGTCCATTGTCCTTTAAACTTACGTTATGAATTTCGTAATTAAACTCCTCGCTGTTGTATATATTTATTCTTTCCTGAAAGTGAGTTAATGTATAATTCTTCTTTTCTCTATAAGTCAAATCATCAGCAATATCATATAAGGTGGCTGCAGAGTTATTATCTTTCAACCTAAGACCACGGCCAATACTTTGTAGATTACGTATCCTAGACTTTGAAGGACTAGCAAAAATAATGTTGTGTAGATTGCGAATATTAATCCCAGTAGAAAAAGTCCCATAACTAGCAACAATAATAGCATTGTCCGATTTTTCAGTAATCGCTCTAACTTGTTCTCTAACATCGGTATCTACTCCTCCATATACGAAAAAGACTTTTCTATCTTTTTCTGCTTTATCTTTAATCATATTGTATAGGATTTTACCGTGTTTCTCAACCAATTGAAACAGGCACAAAGTATTACCTTGTAGTGCTAAGGCAAGATTTCTTATATATTTATTTCTTGGTTCTGATTGTGTTAAATATTCTAGCTCTTCGTGATACTTTACATTTCTTAAACTACGTGCTTCTGCTTCAGGATAAGACAATACTAAACACATAATTTTTAAATCAGCAAGTTGTTTTCTTTCTATAAGTGTTTTTGTAGAAGTAACTTTATTTACTTGTCCAAACAATCCTTGTAATACAAGTTTATGTGTCTTACTATCATCTAACGTACCTGTCATACCAATACGATATTTACAATCTACTAATTTAGTCATTATCTTGGTCAATGAAACAGCTTTAAATAAATGGGCTTCATCTCCTATAACTGCACCAAAGTCATCAAAAAACTTTTTAGGAAGTTTATATAAAGATTGCCAAGTAGAGATAACAACTCTTTTCTTTGTTTCTAATTCGTGTCCATAATATATTCTATGTACTTTCTTTTGACTATCAAAACCATAGTCTTTAAAATCTTTAAACAATTGTTCTACCAATGAAGTAGTAGGTACAATGATTAAAACATTATTCTCTATGGTCTTTAAATAATGTCTTACTAACATATAAATGATAAGTGATTTACCAGACGCTGTAGGTGATAAAATCAATCCTCTATCATTATTAATGGCAAAGTTAAAAGCGTCAATTTGATAGTCCCTCGGTGTGATAGATAGTTTAAAGGCCTTCTCTAAATCGGGTCCTACGGCGGCTATAGGCGCTTTTTTAGTGATTATTTCTTTACTTTCAACTATTTCTACACTTTTCTTAATACACCAGTCTTGTAGATAAGGATACAATCCTACGTACAATTGACCTGTGGCATATGAATACAAACGTATCTTTCCGTCCCACACTCTATTACGAAACTGTGGTGTAAAACGATAACCTGGTACTTCAAATGAAAAATAGTCAGATAGTTCTCTACGAATATCAGCGTCTGCTTCTATTTTGAGATAAACTTCGTTGACTTTTTCTACGATAATATATCTTGGTGATTTCATTAAATAACGCCAGAGGTAAACTTACGCCACTCAATTGCATTTTTAATTTGAAAAGAACGATTAGTAATAATACGAATAGTACGGTCTAAATATTCTACTATCGTTTTTAGATAAGAAACTTTTTGACTTGCCTTGATAATATCATCATCGGCATTAATATATTTGTCCACATCTTGTCTTAATATTTTAAGATGAAAAGGTTTTGCTTGATATACTGCTGGATCAGATTTACCATTATAGTATTCCCATTTTTCTCTTGTTAATCTATAATAATCTGATTCTGCTTGTTTAAGTAAAGTATTAAACTTATTAAAAAATTTATTGTATTTGTTATGTAGTTGTGGCGTTTTAAGAGATTCTAAATCAAGTTCACTATCATTAATTTTCAAATCTTTATCAGCCAATTCTTGTAGTTCTTCTAAAGTCATAATATCTCCATTATATCACAATTGACTTATTTAGTCAATGGTTTTATGATGTTGTTTCAGTAGTAACACTAGAGGATACACTTGCAAACTCATATATCTTATATTGAAAGGTAACACTAGCAGTTAAGTATTGTACGTCTGTTTCTTGTTGATTATAGTCTAGTCCAGATAAAGAAACAGGATAAACATCTCTAAATCTTACTTCTAAATTAGGATTATTTTTTGATGTAGTAATAAACATAGTAGCGTCTGAATAAATTGCACCTTCATCTTGTACGGCCTTTTTAATTTGTCCTAATTCTTTATTTAATCCTACATTTTTTGAAGTAGGATATCTATCTGTACCTGTTGCCTGTAATGCTCTAAATTGTGAATAGTCTTTGGGAAAACCAAGTCCTGTTAACCAACCGTGTATTTCTCTATAATTTTCTAAATTCTCATCCACTAAAAATGAGATATTAAGTGTTTCATAATCTAACTTATCACCAGGTATAGGTAAGTCTTTTAAAGGTGTAGGTTGATTTGCATTACCTAATGAAATACCTGGCACATTTGCGGCCGTGCAAAAGTATTCTACTTTAGGTAATTTGATAATAGAAAACTTAAACTGCGTTGGACTTGCATAATCAAGTTTAGTAGGTTGTCTATTATAGGCATTTGTTGTTGTCATAATATTATTTATACGCTAAAAAAAAAGGGCGACTTTTGAGGGTCGCCCTTTTAAATCGTTGAGTAAACAACAATTACATTATGTTTGCCACTTGGACTCTTTGATAGTATCTGTTGCTGTTTGCAGCAGTTAAGCCGTCAGCAGTGATAGAATCTCCAGAACCAGCACCAGCAAAAGGGTTCGCAACTAGACCATATCTAGTTTTAAATCCGATTTTTGGTTGGAAACTGTCTTGTCCAACTGCTCTAACCATTTGTAAAGGTACGTATGGGCAGTAGAAAATACCAGCGTCATACGGTGAAGTTCCTTTATATCCAACTACATAGTAATGATCGTATGTAGCAGGTGAGTTAGCAGCATATGGGTCAACATATACTTTGTATCTTCCGTTAAGAACACCAGCAAAAGTATTACCAGTATCATCAACTTGAAGATTGTTGTTTAACGCAGGAGTGTAATCTAAAACACCAGCCATTTGTAATGCAGACGCAACGTCAGCAGAACAGATTACTAGGTTTCCTTTACCTCTACGAGTTCTTTGTGCGATTCTGTTAGCATCTCTTTCCAATTGGAAAAGTAAGCCTTTGAATCTTTCAACAGACCATCTACCGTTAGAGTCAGTATCTAAATCAAAGATACCAGCGTTAGTAACGTTAGTTGCAGCACCTTTTTCAGCGCCAACATAAATTGATCTTACAACTTCTCTATTGATCTCCGCAAGGATTTCAGCAGATAAGATGTTTGATAATTCTGTTTCAGCGTCTAAACCGTGTATTGCTTTAAGGTCTTGAGCTAATTCCATAGTGTACTCTGCTTTTAGTGCTCTTGATTTAGCAGTAACAGTTGATTTCTCAATTGAAAACGCCATTTCAGCAAAAGCATTACCACTAGCATTACCTAGTGATTCTGCAGCAGCAGTTGACATACCAGTACCAGAAGTATAAGTTCCAGCAGGTGAGTCGTTTAATACACCTGGGTTAGTTCCAGAATGTGCAGTTGTAGAGAATCCATCCACAGATGAACCAGCAGCGTTTCTGCCAGAAAAATCTGTATCAGCTTCGTCAAACAATGCCTCAGTTCCACCTTGAGTTGCATATCTTGCTCTCATAGCAAATATTAACCCAGTTGGGCCTGACATAGGTTGAACACCTGCGATATCGTAGGCGATCAAATTAGGCATTGATCTTCTAACTAATGAAATAAGGATAGGATTCCAATTTTGAATACTAGCACCAGTAGCGTTTGCAGGAGCGTCTATAGCTTCTGATAGAAACGCAGCATCTTCTTTCAATGCTCTTTCTTGGTTCTCTAATATTACTGAAGTGACCGCTCTTTTGTAAGAGTCCTGAATCTTTGGAAGATCAGGATGATCTAACACTGGCTGCCACTTATTTTGTATTTGTTCAGATAAAAACATTTTCTATCTCTCCTTTTTAGTTAATTAACTAAACCCTTATTTTTTAAAATAAGGATTACTTTTTGTTTTACTAATAGCAGCACTATAAGCAGCCATTGAACCTTGCAGTTCATTGTTATGTGCCACAGTATTAGATTCTTCACTCACCGCTTTCTTTCTTGGGAAATATGATTCTTTAATAGTTTCACATTTCTTTTTGAAATCAGCAGCGTCTTTATATTCAACATTTTCTGCTAAACCTTTAAACTTTTCTTTTTCGGTTTCAGCAAGATCAGAACCTACGTTTTGTAGAATTTCATCTCTTGTAAATTGACCTACTCTTTGATTAAGTTCAACGTTTTGTTCAATTGATTCATTAAGTTTATTTTTTAATGATTCAATTTCAGCAGCTTGTTCGTCAATCACATTGTATTTGTCCGCTGGGACATCAATGTAATGCGATTCGAATAGAGATTTAAGACCACCGATAAAATCTTCAGTAATCTCATTTCTCAAACCTTTTTCGATAGCAAGTTCGTTATCTTTCATCCACTCACTTACTACGTAATTTAGATAAGCGTCCACTTTTTCAACGATCTCTTCCTTAACAGAAGCAACTTGTTCGTTTACTTTAGTTTCATATTCGCTTTCTAATTTTTCAATTTCTTCTACTAATTTTGCTTTTACAGCAGATTCGAAAATAGTAGCAGCTTTTTGTTTAAATTCTTCAGATAGATTTTCGCCATCTGTAAGAGCTTTAACATCTTCTTTCATATCTAAATTTTTAACTTTATCTTCAGCAGATTCTTTTTTCACTTCTTTTTCATCTTCTTCTTCATCATTTTCTTTTACTTCTTTTTCATCTTCTTTTTCTGCTTGTTCTTTTACTGCTTTCTCATCTTCTTTTTCATCTTCTTCTTTTTTCTCATCATCTTCTTTTTCATCTTCAGCAGCTTCCTTCACATCTTCTTTATCTTGTTTCTTTTTAAGAGCGTCTAAAGCAGCTTGAGGCATTTCACCTTCTTTTACTTCTTCTTTTTCTTTTTCATCTTCGTGTGAAGATTCTTTTTTAGAACCGTAAGCTTCTTTTTTCACTTCTTTTTCATCTTCGTGTGAAGTTTCTTTAACTTCTTCTTTTTCTTTATCTTCTTCTTTTTCTTCTTTACTTACTGCTTTTGCTGTATCAGCCACGCCTGCACTTTTTTGTTGTGGATCTCCAGAAACTGGATTAATCCCTTGTGCAAAATCTACTTTTCCATCAGTTGGTGATGTAATAGCTTTAGACATTACTTGTTGGATAGTACCAGCAAGTGATTTAGCGGGTTCTGCAGCGACAGCATTTCTTTTTGGCAAATCAGCCACGTTGTTGTCAGCCATTTGTTTTTCTCCTATAAATGTTAAATTACTTGATTTTCTCCCAATTGGAGTGTCAAGTAATATTTATAAAATTACAGTTTTCTAAGGAATTGTTCGAATACTCTTGCTTGAATATTAGCAAGTTCATTTCGTTTCGCTTGTTCGACTTGTAACTTTAATTGGTTAATTTCTTGTTCCTTTAGAACACCATTGTCCCAAACCCATTCTTTACCTTCCATTATGCCTTCTACAAATGCTTGTGGGGCACTTGGATCTGCAACTATATCAGCTGCTGTTGCAAGGTAAAAATCATCTTTTACGTAATTTACGCCGCCTCTATTTGTCAATGTTCCCATACCTCTACTTGATACTCCGAGACTTGCGCCTTCATCTATAAGGTTCTTCACAATTTTTCCATAAGGTGTGTCTAACACTTTAGCTTCACCAATAAAGTCATTACCTTCAGGCCTTAGCGATTTTATCATATGTGATACTCTTTCTAGGTTAACGGTTGGACCGTCTGGATGTCCTAGTTCGCCAAATGCTCTGTTTTTGTCAATAAATTCACGGTTATATCTTAAAACTTCTCTCTCTAAAATATCTTTAGGGTAAACACGGCCGTTCTTATTTCTCATTTCGGCCTGCATAAAGATACCTTTGATCTTGTAATCTTTTTTACCGTTGGTTTCTTCAACGATATATTTTGCGTCTTTAATTTCTTCCGTGATTAGTTTCATTTATCTATCTCTTTTGATAACTATTTATACAACCAACTATCTAAACTCCACTATAATCGTGTAATTATCACCGTTTGCAAAGTTCTTTGTAGAGAACAAAACATCACCTGTAGGAGTAGTGGAATTGTTAGTTATTTCGTTACCTGCAGCTCTTAAATCCCAAGTTCCTTGACCTGATAGAAAACAAGCAGTAGCATTAGTTGCACCTTTCCATAGTATTTCTACGCCTGATTTAGGATTTGCTGTGTTTATAGACCAGTACAATTTTGCAATTTTTCTATTACCATCTTCGGTCATAAAAGTAGTTGCAGAAGCATCCACTTTTGTAACTAAAGTTTCTCCTGTACCGTCTGAAAAGTTTGTATATTTTGCGGTGTATTTTACACCGCTTGTGTCTGCAATTGTTAAACTTGATACTGTATCAGCCATTTTTAAAACCTTTTTCTTTTCTAAACTCTGCTATAATATTATAAGAAGTTATACCACTATCCGATGATAATAAAATATCACCTGTTGGATTAGTTAAGGTAACTCCCGTATCACCTTGTTTAATTTTGGGTTCATCTTTCTTTAACCCATAGTTACCACGACCTGTAAAAGTAGTTGTAACTTGTTCATCTGTTTCAGCGTCAAAAAATAAAGTAATATTTCCTGTACCTAAAATTTCATAATATAGATGTGCAATCGACAAGTTAGGACTTGAAGTTGCATTGGTTATTTCAGAAGCGTCTAATAAAATTTGTTTGGTTTCACCACCTACACCTGACGCTTTTATAATAACTTTAAAGTTATCATCTGCTAATTTCGTAGTGATGATTGCCATAACATAAATTAACTTCTAGGTGAACCAACTGCTGTAGCGATACCTGCAGCCACAGTAATTTCATCTGTTGGTGCTTTTTCAATAATAATTGAATCACCAGCACTATGTAAATAAAGTTCTCCAAGAGTTACTGTTCCACCATCTTCTTTTACTGTAATCGTTTGAGCACCAGAAGTTGCTACCACCATAACAAATGGTGCAGCTCCGATATCATTCGCAGATGGATTAGTTACTTTAGTTCCTTTTGCAATAACGGTTGCCATTTTATCTCCTTAAAATTGTTAACGTTTCTTTATCAAAGTAGTCCATTAAGTCATCTACTTTAACATTATATTTTTTTGCAGCTGTATTAACATTCTTTTCAAAGTTAGAAATAATATCTCCTGTTTTATCAGCAGCTTGAAAAATCATATCTACAGCACTTTTCATTTTAGGCGATAGTTTATTATATTGTCTAGTGCGTTTGTAATCACTAGAGTCTGTAATCAATTCTTCTTTAAATTTATTGAGAAACTTCGCCACTTGATTCTCCTCCAGCAGCAACTTCAGCTGCGGCTATATCACCAATTGTAGCATTACCATCGGACATATTATTTCCTGTGAATATATTTGCTTCAGGAGCTTTTACTCCTACAACACCTGTAAACATTGATCGTGCTACATCTTGTTTGTGATTATCTAAAGCGGAAGATATCTTGTTAGACATAGCGTCATTAAATGCTTTTTTGGCATCCAAGTTATCTCCTTTTTCAAGTGAATTGACAAATTTATTTAAATTTTCTTTACTCATAATAATTATTTATACCTTTATTTTATTTTTTCCTGTGGGACTGTGCTGTCTTGCGTTTCTTGTCCTTGACTATCATTTCCTTGGTCAGGAGCAACACTTGTTCCTTGGGATTGTTGGTCTTCCAAATCAGCTTTAATTTGTTTATCAATTTGGATAATTTCTTGTTCATTTTGTCTTAAAACACTCTTTCTAATATATTCATTAGAAAAGTATTTCCCTATGTATGGTTCTAAATCTCTAGCAAGTGCAACTCTTTCTCTCATTATTTCAGCATTTTTTAATTCAGCAAAGAATCCATCTTGTAAGAAATTATAGTATATTTTTTGACCTATTTGGTCCCAATCTTCAGGTGTAATTACACCTTTTAATACTAATTGAGTTTTTAATAGATCGTGGAATAACATACAGAATTTTTTACGTAAACGACCAATGAATTTAGTAAATTTTAATTCATCTCTACTAATCTCAGCCGCTCTTCCGATGTTAAATCCAGTGCCACTTTCTAATCTACTGATAGGAACGTTAAGTGAACGATATAGTTTCTTTTGGAAATATTCTATATCTTGTATTTCACCCAAGTTCTGTCCACCAGGTAAAGTAGAAATTTCTGTTCCTCTCCCACCTTCTCTACGAGGTAACCAAAAGTCTTCCAACATTGACATATAATTTCTATCATCTCGTATCTCACCTGTACTTGCGTCATACACAAGTTTGTTTCTGTATCGTGCCATCACATCTCTTAAATATTGTTCGGCCTTTACTTTAGGTAAGTTACCTACGTCAATGTAAAATATTCTTCTTTCAGGTGCTCTTGCGATACGATAAATCACAACAGCGTCCTCAATCATTCTTAATTGATTGACTGGTTTAATTGCTTTATGTAAGTAAGATAAAACTAAATTAGTTTGTTGATCTATCAAACCAGAAGGACAAAATGCAATAGCGTCTGTTGCAATTTGAATACCACCTGGTGTTGCTTGTGGAGCAGTAGGTTGTATTCCCATTTCATTGAAAATATAGTATTCAGTATATTTTGTTGCCAATGCAAATGAACCTGGTATGATTGGTGCGCCGTGACCACCTTTTCTTACTTCTCTTATTTTTTTGATCTTACGTGGATCAATATATCTTATTTCTGTAATTCCTTTTCGTGGTGCGTCTTTATCTATAATCTTATGAAAGAATAAACGACCATCTACGTACCATCTTCTAAAGATATCGTGTCCTTTAATATCAAAGTTTAGTAAATCTAAAACTTCTCTAAAAGACTCTCTTATTGCTTTTTTAATTGTATCGTTATAAGGTACACTTGTTAAATCTAATTGGACGGATTGTTGATTTTCATTAGATACAAGAGCTTCTGATACAATGTCCTCAATGGCCATATCACATTCAGGATGAATTGCAATCTCTCTATATCTTCTAATTAAATCTATTTCGTTCCTTGCTGAAGCGTCAAATCCTCCATAAGACGCAAAAAACCCTCCAGCGGGGACGGTTGTTGTACCGTCATCCGCTTGAGGTGGAACTATATTTTGTCTAGGATCTACTTTAGAGGCGTTAACACGCTCTATCTTAAACCCAAATAGCTCTGCCATAATTTATTCCTCAATTGTTTCTTAATACTTATAAGGGTATTAAGTAGTCGTATTTGTTTCAAAGAATTGATATCTATGTGTAGCAGTAAACGTTTCAACAGCGTTATTTGTACCATAGTCCAACGCAATATCATCTAAAGTCGTTGGAAACATTCCTCTGAAAGTGTACGATTTAATTATATTACCATTTCTGTCTAATTGGTCTACAAAAGCATCCACTTGATAGTCTGCTGGGTTAACAAGTCCTTCGTTATCCGACATATTGTTAATTCCATTTAACCATCTTTCGTATGCGTTTCGTATTAAGAAGTCAGTATCATTTAGAATAGTAGTAGTCCAAGTTGCGAAAGTTCTATCTCCTGCAACATAAAGTTCTCTTCCTCTAAATGGTATAGCAACCTCTCCGATCGTCATTCCTGGTAGACTTGTAGTTGTACAAAGGAAAGACATTGTTTCAGTTTCTCCTCCAACACTTGCAAATCCAGGGAAAGGCATTGTTACTCTAAACTGGTTAGCACGAGCACCACCGCCTCTTAACTTCGATTTAAAATCGTTAATATTTGGCATTGTTATTCTCCTATGCTCCTACCACTTCTTCGAAAGCAACACCTGTTCTAGTTGCTACGAATTGTAGAGTAATAAAGTTGATTGATCTAGCAGGTTTGACAAAAATGTCAGCTCTAAATTCATTTCTATCAATGACATCGCCTGTATTATTAGTGTCATCACAAACTACTAAAAAGTCTGTAATTCCTCTTCGGCCTTGTACATCTCTTAAAAATGGTTCAACGATTGATCTAAATTGAGCTCTTGTAAACTCATCATTAAATTCAAATAGTTGGAATTTAGAAGCAGTAGAGATTGCTTTTTCTAAAGTGATAAACAATCTTCTTACATTGATTCTATCAAACGCACTAGGAGTAGATAAACCAGTTTTATCTCCAAACAAGACTGTGCCTTGTCCAGGGAAAGTTACTACTGGATTTACTCTAGCTCTGTATAATGTATCTCTTTGAGTTTTAGTTGGATTGTAAGCCAATTTAACTACTCCTCTTAATACTCCTCGGTTATAACCTGCAGGTGAGTACCAAGCGTCAGCAACTAAATCAGTTCTTGCAGCCAATCCAGCAACATCTCCGTTTAGTGGTACATATCTGAATACATCATTATACTTGTCGTAAGTATATTTGTAACCAGAGTCAAATACTACGTATGAAGATGATCTAATTGAATCAAAGAAACCTTTTACGTTAACTGTTTGTGTTTCAGAATTAGCAACGTTAACTACATCTGATCTTTCTGGTGAAGCAAATACAACTGCGTCTAATCTATTTTCAGCAATTGTAATTAGGTTATCTACGTGAGTAGCGTCACCTTTACCAGCGATGATTAAATTAACATCAACTGTTTCTGCGTCTTGGAATTTTTCATAAGCAGTTTTTAATTCTCCTGTTGTTACAGCAGAACCATCAACACCACCTGAAAGATTAACATTAGATACAGTCGTTACCGAAGTAAACGTTTTATTTAATGCAGGATCTCCCCAATTAGCGCCTGATCCGTTATGATCCATCCAATAAACATATTCTGATTTATTGTAAATTACATCTGGATAGTAATTAGTATCTCCTTGTGGAGTTTTTGCGTCAGAAGCTTTTGAAAGTGAATCATAAACTTCTAATACAGTATTAGCAGTACCTGTAATACCGCCAGTTCTGTCTATTACTACTACGTGTAATTCGTCATTAGAACCACCTTTATCTGAAACGTAAGTTGAAGTTCCTGGAGCAGAAGCTACTAAATCATAATACTGCCATCTTCTTCTAACAGCTGTGCCGTTAGCAACCGCAGTATGTAATCCGCCAACTCCTGAAGGATGTCTTACGAAAGTTAAAGTTTGTCCTGATATATCTGTTACTCGGTATTCATATCCGCCAGACTCAGCAAAGTTTATAATATCACCTATTGTGAAACCAGAAGTAGATTGAACTACGATGGAAGTATCTCCAACAGCAGAATCAGTATCTTGTGTTGTGGTTTTAGATGTTTCTTCATAAACAGTTGAGCTTGGGCAAACAGATACCTTTAAAGCATTACCCCACGCACCGCCTGATCTTGCAGCCCATAGTCCAACATTACCTGAACCATCAGCATAGTTGTCCTGATAGTGAGTATTGTTTTTGACTAATAGACCTGAACCATTAGCAGTCGCATTAAGTAAGCCTGTGTTTGTTGCACGTACAACTCTTAAAGAATTAGCGTATTGTAAGAAACTAGCAGCAGAAAAGAAATACTCAAAAGTATCACTATTCGGTTTGCCGAAAGTCTCCACTAAATCTTTTTCAGACGAAATAGAAACTATTTCATCTACTGGACCTTGACTAAATTGTCCTGCGATTGCACCAATTGATGTTGCAACTGCTGGGATTACGTTAGTTAGATCCTTCTCTTGTACGAGAACACCTGGTGAAACTTGAAATGCCATATTTGTTGTTCTCCTTATTAGCTAATAAAGTATCAATTATCTCACATCTATTTATGATAATTGAAATTTAGAGAAGATCCCCCTTTCTTACTGTTACAGGAGACCATACTTCTCCATACTCATCTTTAAAGGGTTCTTCTTCTTGTAAACCGTCATTTAAGAAACCAAAAGGCGCCATATCTTGTTCTAGTGCGTTTGCTTGTTCAGCATACATCTGCGCTCTTACGTCTTGGTTTGTTAATTCTTTGAAATATCTTTGATTTGATAACCAACAAAATATCACTAAACACATAACCAAGTCATCATTTGATCCTTCTTCGGCCTCCCACGATTGCCCTCGTCTTACAAAAGTTGATAATTCTTCTATAATATTAAAATCTTGTATAATTAATTTCTCACTTTCAACAAGTGTCTTTAAGTTTGCACAACCTATTCGTTTGACTTGTTTGGTCATACGAACACCTAATTGTGTTCCTCGTTTAGAAAATCCACCTCCTAATATTTGACCTGCTCGACCTTTCATCATACACATTAAGATATTAGGATATTCTAATTCAAAATGTAATGCGTCAGCAACTTGATGACCAACATCATTGGTCTCAACACAGATATAAGCATTGTTATATTCTCTTGCCACTTTATCTATGGTATGAGGAAATAATAAAGGTTTCATTTCATTGTCTTTAAACTTTGCAACAATACGATAAGGTATTTTGGTTGCGTCTAATACTACAAAGGCAGAATAATCTTTTACAGTACCTCTTGCAACGTCCACAGTTACTACATATGTACGGCCTTTAACTGGTTTTTCATAAACATCTAAATGAGCATTTGACACTAAAGGATTAATATGCGACAACATACGAATACGAGAAGGATTAATCAATGTATCAACTGATCCTACAAACTCACATTCAAACTCGGTAGCAAATTGTGCCTCACTTGTATTTCTAATTGTTTCTTCTTTCCATTTTTCATCTCTGCCTGGTACTTCACTCCAATGTACTTCAATAGGTTTATAATCGTTTCGTTTATGTATTGCGTCATTCCAAAGTTTATAAAACATATTCATTCCGTGAGGTGTAGATACAATCATAACTTTAGAAGTTTTACCAGATGAAATAGTAGGATAAACTGAACTAAAAAATTGTTCAGCGATGTTTGCAGGTATAAACGCAAACTCGTCAAGGAAGATAATATTATAAGAACCACCTCGAACAGCAGAACTTGATGTTGCAGCCGCCATTATTTTAGAACCATTTTCTAATTCTAAAGAACCTTTGTTCCAATTTAATATACCTTGTTGTAACCATTTAGGTAAATTTTCATATGCCAATTGAAGTCTGCCTAATAAATCTCTTGCCGTTGTAGATTTGTTTGCCAATATGGCAACGTTTACGTTATCATTAAAAATAACATAATGTAATAGATAAGAAATAATAGTTGTTGACTTACCTGACTGTCTTGGTAGTTTACAAATAGAGAAACGATTTTTATGAAACGTATCTACCATTTTCTTTTGAAATTCATACATATCAAAAGGAACAAGTCCTTCATCAATATTCACAATCTTAATATAATTCTTAATAAAGTAAATAGGATCTTCCATACACTTTGCAATCTCTTGGACTTGCTCTTCGGTG